CGCATCGCTGGCTTCAAGATCGCGTACTGTGGGTAACGCTATATCAATCTTGTCTATAGCGTCATCCACCCTGGCGATAATATCTTGATTTTCAGTGATTGTTTTGAGTGCTTCGTCGGGTTCTACAGACTCTGTAGATGCAAGATCAGTTGGTAGATCAAATAATTCAGATAGTTTTTTGGTCATGCTCGTATTTACCGAGCTCGTCCTTGATGGAAGATATCATTTTCAGTTACTACACGGAATCGTAATCCGTTTTGATTGCACCAGGCTTGTGCAGCTTGCCATTTGTACATATTCAGTACTGCGGCTGCTTGATCTCTCGCGCTTTTTCCTGCAGCTTCCAGTGTGGTTTGTTTGCCCGGTTTGATTTCAATCAGCTCACCAAATTTTTCACCGTTTTTGTTTACATACATAATCATAAAATCTGGTACGTAAATTGTATTCTTGTTTGTAAACGGATTACGATAAGGAATGTGTATGGCTTCGCTGGCCCATTGCAACACTGCTGGATTTGTGTCGCAAAATCGCATAAAAGTGTGTTCCCAACTACTGCGAAAATGTGGAACTTTCTTTCCCACGTACTTGTCTGGGTTCATGATTTGATAGAACCCGTTTGCGAACTTTGCAGCCATTACGGTTTTATTGTCCGTTGAATATATTTGTTTACCTGAGGCTGATTACTAATTCCAAGGTAACTTGTACCTTTGCGTTCAAAATTTAAAAACATTGCGGTGTACGCATCAAGTTCACCTTTTGGTAATCGTTGAAATTCTTTTAAAGTTTCCATTGGATCGAGACCTTGCTTTACGCTGGTATAAATGACTGCGCTGGCCAAGGCTCTAGCCGATTCTTTACTGTCAGCCACTTGTTCAAAATATGCTATAATGGCCGCATCTACATTACTGCTTACTTCAACAGGAGTTTCAAAGAAATTATTAAAATACTTTTCAGTATTTTTTGTTTCAATGGCATTTAAATTAATTTCTGTTAAGTTAGTTGGTTCTTTAGCTCTAATCAAATTGGCCATTTTAATCTTTCATTATTTTCTGATTACTAGGCACTCGAGGAACGGTGGTACCCATTGAGCTACTGCTAGCAGATTGCAAATATGTTTCTTGGGTTTTTCTATCCTGTTCGGCCAGCTCAGCTGAGGTTTTGCCGCTACTGGTGCCAAACACTGTTGTTGTAAAAATACTGCTGTTGGATGTCATAATTTTAAGTATTCTCTGGGTTAGTAGATCGGCCTACTTGATTACCTGCATAACTTAATGCAGGTTGTGGATTACCGGTGTTTATGTATTGTTTTGCTTCAGAGCTGGCTAAATTGGTAAATGCCACCGACGGTGCACTGGTACCCGGAATGACTGTTCTATTGTACGGAGTTTGAGCCAGTGGACTTGTTGATGTGACTTCGGTAGATGTTCCTGTTGTGAAAGTTGGCGTAGTGGTTCCACTACTAAAATAGGAGCTGGTAGTATTGTTTACTTCTTTGTCTTTCTTTGCTTGCTCAGCTTTGGCTTTGGCTTCTCTTTCTTTTGCCACTTTCTGTAATGATGCGCCAAAGCTAAAGAAGTCCAATGGCGAACTACTAGACACTGCTTGTAGTGCACCAGATGCAATTTCAGCATTGCTTGTGGCCTCTGCGGGTTTTTCAATGTTCACTGTTTTGTCTATAGACCCACCGGTTATCTGATTTTTATTGTTTACTATTAACCCAGCAATGGCCAGGCCTACTCCTAATTCTGGTTTTCCGCTCAGTGCCAATGCTGCTCCGCCTCCAATTAATCCTGTTCCTAGACTGATACCTGTTCCGTTGCTGTTTACACTGCCAGGAGCTACTCCTCCCGCACCCGGAGAGGTTGTTGATGTCTTTCCTGGTCTGTTGGCCAAACTTCCTGCTGCTGGTATAAAAAATCTATCTCTAGGATCTCTTCCGTTCAATATATCCATACCGGCGGTTAAAAGTTCGGCGCTTGCAAGACCTTTGAGGTCAACATTTTTGTTTTTGTTGTATGATCTAAATAAACCAAATGCCCCCGCTGCAGGGTTCCTTACGAATCCATCAAGCGCAGATACAATACCACCTGGCCCGAGTATACTATTTGTTCCTCCGCCGGCTGCGGTTAATGGACTAGGTGATTTATCATAGTGCAGGTCAGCGAATCCTTTAACTGTATTTTTTGTAACATATCCGCTGGCATACAACATGGTGGTATATGCCAACGTCATCGAATGTTCAAGTCCTCCATTACTGCTGGCATTATGTGATCCGTGACTAAATGACACTATCATTGGATTAACAAGAGTGTACTCACTGAATTTTTTCTGATGCAAACTATAAATTCTAACAGCTTGAATATATTGTGGTCCATTGACACCACCACCGTTTCTTGGAGTATAACCAAAATTATTTAGAATATCTCTCTGCCCAAGTCTATATTGAGTTTTAGCGTGATAAAGAGGATGCACTGTTCCTGCACCGTCAGAATAGCTTGCATCCATATCTCTATAGTAGTGATTGAAATAGTCAAACCACAAATTTCTTACAACATCAGACTGATCATCATGAAATGTTACTTGTACTGTATCATATTTTACTTTTGTTTGTACAACTTCTGGTCTGTTATAACTATTAAAAGTTTTTGTATCAATGCTATATTTTGGAAGATCTACGGACTTTACTAGCATACCGGCTTCAAGAACTCGATCTCTATCTACCTTAGTAAGTGTGGGATCTAAATCAAAGTAAACGTGATAGAGCCAGTCGTATTTTGGGCTTAGAGCGTAATTATTATCTACATACAGTCTACTGGCATGTTTAAAATCTTTAATCTGATCGCCGGTGGCTAACTGTTTAAAAAATCCGTCAAATATTCCCATTGGATATACCTTTTTAAATATTTATGCCAAAAAAATACCTGGATTCGTCCAGGTATTTTTAATTTTGTTTCTGCAAAAAATTAAGTTACGCCAGTAATAAGAGTACCTAGAGTACGTCCTACTGCTGTTCCAACTCCAGTACCAGTAGGAGTTTGAATTGCATTGTCGTAAGTAATTGTTAAAGTAATATCTGCAGGACTATTTTCTGTATATGCCATTTCACCATAGTTCACCTGGTTAACAAATGCACCATACAGTTCCCATGTTTCTAATACGTTAGGTTGATTGGCTCCGTTACCACCATCTAACATTTCAAATTTTAGAACAAATTTATAATCAATGCCAGAACTGGCTGACGCTTGCTCCATGAAGTCAAATTGTTTCTGAATTTGTTCGCCAACTAGTTTGCTTACGTTGCCGCCGGCGTCATCACGCAAAGTGACTGTAACTGGTTCCCAACTTGGCTTACCAACTAGATTAACTTTACTGTTATAAGCCTCAATGACAAAAGGATTGAAGTTTACATTAGGACGGCTAATGCTATTAACTTGCTTGGTTAACTCTACTCTGTCGCTACTTACACCAAAATTTTCAAATACCGCACGGAAGCGATATTTTAACTTAGGCATTAGCAGACCTTGTGTGCTAGCACTTTGATTAGTTGCTAAAGGTACTGTAAATCTGTTTAATGAGGCTATTGCCATTTATATTCTCCTGTTATAGGTATTTATCAATTTTTTTCCAAAATTTTCTAGGGGGGTTTTACGCCCCCTTACCCATATTATACGCCTGCTGCAATATCACCTGGGTTCTTCAATCTAATAGGAATGAAGATAAACTCAACATCTTTCATTGGTTCAATTGCAATATCCACATAAAGTTCATTACGTGCAATACGTGTAGGTGTATTGTTTGTGTCATCACACACTACCAAGTAGTCATAGATACCGCGCTTGGATACAAGATCATTGATAGCACCGCTAATAATGTTCTTGATCTGATCTCTTGTAATCTTATCATTTGGTTCAAACAAGAAACCATTTCCTACATTAGCTAAAATTGTACGAATGTAGTTTACTAGACGTGCTACATTGATACGATCAAGACTGCTTGCAGTTGGATTACGTGTTTTCTGACCCCATACAACTAATCCTACACCCGGTAAGTTAGTAATTGGATTGATCTTGTTTTCATATAATGTGTCGCGTAAACCAGTGCGAATGCTGTTAAATTCAAATTCGCCTGTGGTAGCATTGATATAACCAATGCTGCTTGCATTATCAACTAATCCACGACGTGTACCAGCTGGTGCAAACCACTGATACGCAACATTGTCGTTGAATATCATTGTACGTAATGCCATGTGGCTTGCTGGAACAACAACGTCATTACCTTGTAAGTCGCTGCTTCTACCGCAAGGATAATAAACACCCAAGTAAGGATCAGCAGTTGCTAGACCATCGCCATTGGTGTTATTGCTCCAGTTTGCAATGTCAATTGCATTAGGTGCTAATCTCATTGGAGTGTCTCCAATGATAAATGCAGTGTTTGCACGATCGTTGTTTAATGCAACCATTTCGTCAATCAGTTCAGGATATCCTGGAGCGCAGATGATGTTAAATGCATACTGTTCTTCTCTAACTTCTGTGTTTGCAATAATCGCTGCTTGCATTGCTGCTGTAACCATACGACGTTGTGCTTGACGTCCCATATATGGACTGCCATTGTCTTTGAGACCGCTTGCTGTTTGCCAAGTATCTTTAATAGTTGGCAATGAGCTGTTTGCACCTGGTACAGCTGGTAAATCAGGATATGCATTAGCATTAAATTTATTGCTTACATATTGCTTTACGTTATAACCGCTACGACGTGTGTTGAATAGCAACATACCGCGTGGGTACAGTCTATAGTCTGGTGCATCTTGATCAAGATAATCACTTTCTAATAGATCTGTAATTGCTGGCAATGAGCCAGTAATGATATCTGTTGTACCGTCGGTATCCCAACGTGCATCAGCAAATACAATACCATTTTGACTAACTTGATCAGTATTGTCAATCAGAACCCATGTATCGGCATCGTCGTATCTGTAAATAGCAGGATAATTTTCTAAATCACCTGTATCTAGCCATAAATCACCTGGCACCAATGAAGTAACGCCATCGCTTTGTTTTGTTGGCTCACTTGCACTTATAATAATACCATTGGAGTCAGTGGCTGATAAATCATATCCACGTGCATCTGTTGTTGTGCCATCATAGTAGCTACTGTGATATGATTTCCATCCGCCAATTTCGTTAATCATGATATCAACTGATGCTGGATCGCTATAGTACCATAATGTACCTTCAGCTGGAGCCTGATACGGTTCAGTTGAACTATAAGTTAACACAAACGACGAGGTATTAGGAATTTCCCAATTGGTCAAAGCCAGTGTGGTACCATATTGTAATATACCTGTACTTCCATCAACTGTTGTTGCAATAAATCCAGCATCTGCAGTTGGTGTACCAACACCGTCTGTCAAGTAAATATCACCACCGTAAATGTGTGTAAATGTGATAACACCGCTAGTACTTACACTGATATTAAGTTCTGGAATATTAAGAGCTAGTACATCACTTACAAAAGTACCGCGGCTTGTGCCTGTTAATATCACAGTATATTCTGTAATATCTGCGCTTCCAATTTCAGTTACGCCAATTACTAATTCGTCGCTGGCTGTAAATGGATTAGCACCAACTGCTGAACCGCTCACTACTGTTTGACCGGCAGTACGTCTACGGAATACTTTGTATCCGCCTGTATCAGTACGTAATGGATCATATGCTATCCATACGGTACCAGCAGCGATACCATTGCCGCCACCGCTTGAATCAAGTCCGTACAATGCATCTTCTGCACGATTGTAGAATGGTGCCGCAAGAGGAGCCCATGTATCTGTACTTGAGCTATAACGCTTTATAACAATGTCCGCACCACTACCAGTAGCACCAACTTTTGCAAAGACACTACCACTTGGACGTGGCACAGTGTCTGAACTTCTCCAGCTTGGCATGGCTGCAAAATCACCGTAAGTTAAAATAGGATTTGCGTAGGTGCCTGCTGTTATACCCAACAATGTCAATGGAGTACCTGACAAATTAGACGAAATAGAAATTTTACCATCAGCTGTAGAGCCGTTGCTTTCTGCAAGACTGCTGGCATATAGATATAATTTGCCGCCTACATTAGCCGCTGTTACACCAGTAATTGCTGCATTATTGATTTCGTTGACCACATAGTCAAGATTTCTTGATACTGATGTATTGTTAAATGAAATTGTGTAATCTACATTAATAGTAATTGTATACGCAGTTCCGTTAACAGGCACAGTAGGATTACTTGCAGTACCTTTAATTGATGGCCAAGCTGTTTGCCATGCTGTGGTACCCAATCTTACCCAAGTATTATAATTTGTATTGTCTGTGCGTAAGTTAGATCCTGCTTTGTAGAATAGATTTGCGTTAGTACCTGTCCATGCCACTGCGTACTGACCAATTTGGCCAATACTGGTTTTTGGAGTGTAAACACCGCCAACAAGTGTAGAATCAGTGGCATTATCCGTAATTAGCAACGGTGATTTTAAAGTAAATGCGTTGTTAACTGCATCCCACTCGTTAATACCCCAAGTTGACTCTGCTAAATCCATCCAGTGTGTTCCGTTTTCAACAGCACCTGTTGGACGTACACTAGTACCTTCTAGTGCATTAAGATCCACGTCTGCACGGATAGCATAAATTCTGTTTACATTGCCTAGTGCGCTATAAGCTGCCATTAGGCCGTATTCATTTCGTTCGTCTCCATGTAAAGGAGTACCTGCTGCGCTTTGTTTAAAGCTAGGATATCCCATTGCGTTAATAAGTTCGCGTTGGCTACTAAATGCCAATAGTCTACCTGCTCTAGCAGCAGTAGTGTCAGACGCCAGAGCACCTGATGGATTTGTTTTATCTTGTGCAGTGGCCATTACAATCAATGGAACGGTTCCAACTGCGCCTGGTACGTATTGACTTTCGTCGGTTACGCTAATTTCTAAACCTGGAGATACTAGTGCCATGTTTTTATCCTTTAACAAACATTTTGTAGTATTTATAAAAGGATATCTATTTTTGGTGGTTAGAGATGCCTTTCGAAAGGTTTACATATAAATATCTATATGAATAGACCTTTATGTACAATATGTCAGGGTAATCCTGTTGCAATCAATTACCATTCGGGAGAAAAAATACGTTATAGAAAAGTATGTTCCAGTTGTTCTCGTAAAGGAAAACGTACTCGTGTATTACCCGGGTGGGTCAAAGCAGGGTACAAGAAGAAAACTGTGTGCGATAAATGTAGCTTTAAAGCCAAATCAATCAATCAAATGTTTGTGTTCCACATTGATGGCAATTTAAAGAACAACGATTGGAGCAATCTTAGATCAGTATGTGCAAACTGTAGAATTGAAGTGCAGAATACTAAAACGACCTGGCGCGAAAGTCCGTTAGTAGCAGATTATTAACTTGAGCGTATAATTCTTCAACAGTTCCGTTATTGTCAAGCTCGTAATTGAACGTTTGTCCTATCCATGCCCATTCGCTGTGATGTATGTTAGGGTACTGTTGAGGCATCAATTGCCCGGCATCTTCTAGCAGCCATTGCCGATCTTCATGTGTGGTATTTTCTGTTAACGCACAATCGTACCACTCGGGCAACGGTCCGCGTTTAACCCATACACAAATACCACCAGCTTTACGTATAGCTGCTAATTCGTTAGGAAATCTAACGTCGCTAATTACAATATCTTCCGTAGTTTTGCGTAGTCTGTTTTCCAAACTGGCAATCCAGATGTCGTTATGGAAGCCTCGGCGACAAACTTCAGTGCCCCAAAGTTGTAGCATATATCTAGGAGTAAGTCGGGGCATATCAAGTCGTTTAGACCACCACGGATCCACTTGTTCGCGCCATTCGCGGGCTTCAGGTGTTAGGCCTTCGAGTAGTTCTCGATCCCATCCAAATACTTGAGCTACTGCGTCTTTTAATGTGCCAGCAAAGCTGTCTCTAACAAACCCATGTTTGGCTACCAAATAGTTAGCTGCTGTGTCTTTGCCTGACCCAATGAATCCTGTAATTCCTATGATCATAAAAAATGCCCCTTTAGGAGCATTTTAGTTTATTTGCTAACAAAAGTCAAACACCGTATTTGTTCTTTTTCTTAACAGAAACTGGGCTTACCCGATTGATTGTATCGCATTCTTGACTGCGTAAGTCGCCGTGATTTATATCTTCTACATTTGCATCAACTGCTTTGTATGCTAGATTTAACATGTCCTGTTCAAGTTGAGTGTACGGTGCTGCCAGTTTCCATTTGCCCACCCATGACTCATCGTCAACATCGGGTATGGTTTTGCCATCTGTGCTGGCTACTGCTAGTCCTAAACGATAAAGAGTATAATCGCCATTCCATTTTTTAGCGTCGGAGAATTTATTCATACCGCGCTGAGCAAGTCGCTGCCTGTCTTTTAATTCTCCGGCTTGTTCTAGTACTATCTCTTTAATCTTCATTATCCAATTACCCAGGTTAGCGGCATACTACCATCTACATAATCTTTTAATTGTTGCTCTAGCTCTTGCATTTCTGTCACTGCTTCTGATTTCAAGCTGGCGCCATTTAACTGTGTACCGCCTTGTGGTCCTGCTATACTGGCAAATTTTTCTCTAGCTTCACCTAGTATACGTTTGGCAAAACTGTAAGAATATTCTTGTATCCAGGTAAATGCTTGATAATCGTTTAGTAGCATACTGTCTGGCTTGTAATTATAAATGTGCAGCAATACATCTTCCATCTGCTCTTCTTGTTGATTCGCTCCTGCATACGGAATTTTACGAATTAGTGTAAGCTTTTTTGTAGTTTTATTAAAATAAAAATTCAAATGACCACCAAACATACGCATGGACATCTTTTGATAATCAACAAATAGTTCGTAGCTCAATAGTCCGCCAACTCGACCAGCTACCAACATGTATGTGTTCAAATAGCCCGAGCTAAACGGTTCAAATTGACTTGCTGTTGTACCAGTTACACTGCCAATGCCTCGGCGATGTGCTGCCCTAACTTCCATCACTTCGTTGGGTAGTATGTATTCTTGAGTTTCAGGTTTGAGCTTTAAGAAAGCATAGCTTTCTTCTTGACTGTTTGCTGCACGTTGGCGGTACTTGCCCAACGCTGATTTTATCGCTAGCTCGTAGTGTTCTTTGTCTAGCTCAACATCCACAATGCCGTCAGCTAAACGCAAACGGATATAATCAGTGATTTCTTTACGCTTGTTGTTTACGGTCTCTAGTTCAGGAGCTGAAATTGTGCCTAGATCTTCATTGGGATCGTAAGCAATATGCCCGGTGCCTGTTCCGGCGCCCGGGTTGTAAAGACTGTCTGTGATCATTACGCCATTAGCGTAAAAATTAGTTGTATCTGCTGTAGCCATTTAGGTGTCCTAGTATTGTATTTACCAGGACACCCATTACTTAATTGATTCGAAGTAGAATCATGTCTGCGTTGATTCTGCCGTTGCCTACAGTTTCGGTAGCTTTGATTTCGTCCAGAAACTTGCGTAGCTGCACTTTACTTGCTCGTGCAAACTCCTTGAGTTTTTCTTCGGGTTTACGCAAAGTCTTGCCCACGCTCTTTGTTTCATCAAATCCAGTTAAACTGGTACCTTTGACGCCCAATGGACCGTGTAAACTGTCGGCAATATACTTGTACAGTTTGCGAGTTTTGGTATTGTAAGCCCACAGCTCTTGTGCACCAACGATATCCACAGGATTGATTGACACCAACTTTAGCGTCTTTTCTTCCTTCATGTACTTGAGCTTGGCTACCAGCTTTTCTTTACTTGGACTCTTTTTAACACGAGCCTTTTTAGTAGCTTTCTTGACACCGCGATACTGCTCAAGTGCATCCAAAATACTTTGAATAAAAGCATGATGGCGCTTGAAGTCGGCCGCTTTGTAGTGTCGATAAGCTTCCACCACCTGTTCGTCAAGTTTACCCAATGCTTCGCCTAGCTCTGTTTTGCGACGCATAAACAAATCTTCAAACTTTTTAATCTGGCTTTGTGGTACTGCATTGGACACAAGATAGTCATATGCTTTAGGATCCACGGTTTCGCCTAGGATCACTTCATCGTACAAGCCTTCAAAGTGTGCAAGATGCTCGCTGGTTTTTTCGTTGAGTCTGTCTTGAATTGTTGGTGCTTTGACTGTCACTACTGGTTCTGCGGCTTTTGCGCCGGTGGCAGTTTCTGCGGGCTCAGCATCTGCTGAGTTAATTGCATTGTGTATTTGCTGTTTAAAATAGTTTAATTCTTTTTCACGAAACGGCATGCCTTGCCTGTGCGACATAAGCAGGCTGTATGCTGTCATTGGCATGGCGCGGTCAGGGCTGCGAATAAAAGCACTAACATCTGATTTGCTGTATTTTTGTTCTTGCATCCAACTTACTGCATGCTTCTTGAGGTCTTTTTGTGCATAAAAGTAATTGTAATAGAAAAAACCTTTACGCAAGAAGTGATCAAACTCTGTTTGTGTCATTTTTAGAGCACGTTCTGTGTCCCAAACGGGTTCGCCACCTGTGTACTTTTCGTCTGTAAACAGAGGGTCTCTAGTTTTTTTGGGTGCTTTTTTGGGTGCTTTAACGCTTTGTGCTGTAGCCATACGGATAGCTCCTTGTACTGTGCAAAATGCTATTATACTATTCTTCGGGTTTTTCGTCAAGCAATGTTGCAAACATGAGCCAAGATTGCAATTCTTGCAACTCTTGTTGCACTTTTAGCAACTGCTCGTCATACTTAGTACTACGCCCAAATCTGCGTCTGTCCACGTCCAATTTACTGAGCTCTGTAATACTTTGTAATACATTTTTATACATTCGTTCAAGTTGGCGCTTGTGCTGCAAATTGTACAATGCCCACAACGAACGCTTGATTTGTGTTTCAATTGCGTTCCAATCTTGAATTGAATTAAATTCACTCATAACGTATTGTACTATATAACCTAATTTATGTCAATTTGGGCTGTCGCTAAATATAAAATAACAGGATACAATTGTGCCAAGATTATCACTTTGGAAAGACGGACGTCATAGCAACGACTATAAATTTATGGATCGCAGAATGAGCGAAATGTTCACCCTTGGCGGGACGGGCATTTTGGTTCACAAATATCTTGGCACAAATGAACAAAACGTAGTTAAAACAACCAGTATTTCACAAGCCAATGTTGGCCCAACACTGACCTTTAGTAGTACCGGCGATGTACTATTAGGAGAGTTTGTTGTTGGTAATGGAATAGCTGCTAACACCACTGTTGTTTCAAAAACAGCAAACACTATTACATTGAGTTCAAATACTATATCTGCATTGAGTAGCGGATCTACAGTTAAGTTTTACGAAAATGCTAGTCAACCTAGTTATATCAATCAAAGCGCACAAAACATTCAAGATCTTTTCTTCTTGGAAAACAGAGATAGAAAATACGACACTGATGTTTATGCCATGCGCGGCATTTATCAAACACAAGATGTAACATTTGATCTTAGTCAGTTTGGAATGTTCTTACAGACTGGAACATTGTTCATTGTGTTTCATATCAACGACATGGTACAGACATTGGGTAGAAAATTAATGTCCGGCGATGTTATTGAACTAATGCACCTTAAGGATTACTATCCGTTGGATGATAGCCTACCGGTCGCCCTTAAAAGATTTTATGTAATAAGCGACTGTCAAAATGCCTCAGAAGGCTTCAGCCCAACGTGGTGGCCTCATCTGTGGCGCTGTAAAATCAATCCGCTGACTGACAGTCAAGAATACAAAGATATACTAAATCAAATCAAAGTAGACGCCACAGAGGGCGACCCTACATCTGGCAATATTACGCTAGGTTCCGTATCCAGTATCATCAACAAATATCAGACTATCAATGACGCTATCCTTAAGGAAGCTGAGACCAACGTACCTTACAGTGGATACGATATTGGTCATCTTTATGTAAAATCTAAAACTCCAAACGAACTTCCCGGTGATCCGGCAGGTATAACTACCGATAACGGAACCATTACTGGCGATACTGCGGCAATTGGAACGGATGCTGCGGTATTATCGCCTGACGACAATATTCATGGATATCTAACCGGAGTAGGTGGTCCACCAAACGGTTTACCGATGACTTCAGGCATATCGTTTCCGTTGACTCCGTCCATTGGAGATTACGCTCTACGTACAGATTATCTTCCTAATCGTTTGTTCAGATGGGACGGTCGTCGCTGGGTCAAGATAGAAGATAATGTAAGAACAACACTAACACTAGGCGCAGACAATAAAACTCAGCGTAGTAGCTTTGTTAATAATACTGACACTTATATAAACAACTCTGGTAATGTAACAGTCAGACAAAGTCTAAGCCAAGCATTACGACCCAAGGCAGATAACTAATGAGTCAACAATTTTTTTATGATGGTCAATTAAGAAGATTCCTAGTTCAATTCATGCGAATTGTCAGCGGAATTGACGTAGAGTTTGGAAAAAATACCCAAGGTGTTCGATCATTACAGCGTGTGCCTGTGTATTACGGCGACCAAAGCAGACAGGCAGCAATGATATTAAAAGGCAACAGTGAAAATACATTGAATGCTGTGCCAGCAATGTCAGTCTACATTGACGGATTGAACTACGATCAAACAAGAATGCAAGAACCAAATTTTGTTAGCAAGATGCATTTACGCGAACGTGAGTTTGACCCTGATACTGGGATGTATAACTCCAACCAAGGAGATAGTTATACTGTTGAGCGTTTAATGCCGGTTCCTTATAAACTGACTGTCAAGTTAGATATATGGACTAGCAATACCGAACAAAAAATGCAGATTATCGAACAGTTGGCTATATTGTTTAATCCCAGTTTAGAAATTCAAAGTACCGACAACTACATAGACTGGGCCAGTTTAACTTATGTACAACTGACAGAAATGATGTGGAGTTCTCGCGCTATACCAACCAGCACCGAAGAGCCTATTGATGTTGCTACGCTAACATTTGAAATGCCCATCTGGATTAGTGCGCCAGCAAAAGTTAAAAGATTGGGTGTTATACAAAAATTTATTGCCAACATTTATGATGAGCAAGGTGCTTTCAGTGAAGAAACTGTGTTAACCAATTTGGTAAGTCGAGTCCGAATTACTCCAATGAATTATGGTATTTTTTATGCGGGCAATCAATTGCGTTTGTTGAAACCACAGGAAGTGGTAGACGACGAATCTAATATTACCAAAGTTGATCCACCTGATACCTGGCGAGCGTTCATTGATATCTACGGAACATTAATCACTGGTCAAAGTGAAATTAGAATTGAGTTGCCCACCGGAAACGAATTAATTGGGTCAATAACTTATCATCCTTCTGATCCAAATATATTGTTGTTTACTGCTGTTGAAGATACCATGCCGGTTAACACGCTAGAGGCCATTAATGCAATAATTAATCCACTCAATGTTGAAGTTGACAGTGGGTTATTGACTCCGGCAACAGGTACACGTTATTTGTTAACAGACAACATCGGCGATGATAGTAATCAATATTACAGTGCCTGGGGAACAATTGTTGCTCAGGAAAATGATATTATTGAATACACCGGCAGTGTATGGACAAAAGTATTTGATAGTGCAAACAGTAATGAAATAGAGTATATAACTAATACCAACACTAATGTACAATACAGATGGACAGGTAGTGAGTGGGTCAAGAGCGTAGAAGGTGTTTATCGAGGTGGCGAGTGGAGTCTGATCATATAGGTTGTGGCGCATTAATTTACAGTAAATCAACACAAAGATATCTTTTTTTACTTAGAAATCAAAAGAGGCATGCAGGCTCATGGGGATTGGTTGGTGGTGGTGTTGAATCCAACGAAACACCTTCAGAAGCACTGCACAGAGAGATTCAAGAAGAAATTGGTTTTATTCAAATTAGTAAGGTAATTCCTCTCGAAAAGTTTACCAGTGATACTAACAACTTTGAGTATCATACCTATCTTATAATCGTCGAAGACGAATTTATTCCAAAATTAAACGATGAACATCGGGGATATGCATGGACTGAATTGGACGATCATCCCAAACCTTTGCATCCGGGTGTATGGCGTACTTTTAATTTTAAATCAATAATTGATAAAATCAAGACTGTGGAAAAGGTTATAGCCCAACCTCAGATGCAAATTGTCTAAAATCAATTTGTCTATAATTTAAACAATATTTCCAGGCCTCAGGAGTTCTAAAACTAACAGTGGGTGCCACTCTAATAAATTCTGTCTCGTGGTAGGCAGACATCACTTCTTTTAAACTTAATACCCAAAAATCTTCTGGTATAACAGAATTCGTTGATGGATATCCTGTTGTTCCGTTATATACATTATAATTGTAGTTAGGAGTATCATTGCCATCAAATCCAAGCATGTACACTTTTTTATGTCCATCAAATGCTGCAAGATAAGCTGCTATTGCACCACTATTAAATTGTGGATTTTGCGGTATCAGATGAAATTTACCTGGAAGATTTACTAGCGGACTATTGTTTGCGTACACTACTCTACTATCGCAGTACCCGCTGTTGGCTACTTCTGTTAGTAGTGTATCGCCTGTAGCAATCAAAAAGTCTGGTCTGTAATCTCTAAAAAGTGCATTACATCCATAAGTTAAAAAATTAACTTTGTTTTCTTTTGATCTCCATGTATTAGGTGGAATGCGATAATCTAAAAATCTTGAGCAGTCAAATTCTAATCTAGTAGGCCCGTTACCTAGAACTACTGCGTTTGTGCTATTAAGATCAACGCTAAAGCCATTTGCTACAAATTCTACAGTAGGATTCCATTTTGAGTTTTGATAAACTCTATTTGTAATAACGTCCTCGCCGCGATAATCTTTACGATATAATTTTTTTATTGTTTGCATAATCTTATTCCGGTTTAGGGTACTTATCTTTTATTGCCTGTATTTCTGCACGCCATGCATCGTATCCACCGTGATACAAGGTGTCAAATTGATCAGCAAAACTAGGATATTCTTCCTTACGCAGTCGCTGATATTCTAACGCATCGTACTCCGCTTGCAGTCTAGCAATCTCTGTTTCAACTTCAAATTGAGTAGGACACGGAATAGTTTCATCTCTCCATTCAAGTCCGCCGTAATCTGATCCTCTGTGCGTCCATTGTGCAGTTGGATGTAAACTTACTAATGCTGCTGTTATGTCAAATATTCTTCTTGTTGTCATGAAATCCCCTTTTACGCAATTGCCATTATGGTCAAGACTGGTATTCCAAGTTGAGTGCCACCAGCGCCATCCCAATAGGTAGTTCCGTGTAAATTTATAGGATTACCGGCTGCGTATCTTCTAAATTGCATTTTTAATGTTTTTGCTGTGGTCCATGTTGCTTGCCGTCCGGTATTATTATCTGTTGTTCCGCCAATAGCTATAGTCCATTCAAAAGTAAATCTTCCTTCCGGATAAAATCCAGATCTGCTGTGCCTGGCATAAATCACTTCATTTGCATCAATAAGAAATTTATGATGACTTATACAGTGTGTACCACTGGGCCAGTGCCAATTGTACTGAAACATGTACTTTACTCTGGTTGTTCCGGCTGGAGGAGTGTATGCAATACTTGAACCTGTGATATCTGCATGTGCATCTGTTCCTGTTTGTATGCCAGTCACATTACCAAAAGTGTAGGATCCTGATCCTACTACTACAGTGGATCCGTCACATGGACTGCTTAAATATTCTATAATTTGGCCTGGTTGACGAGGGTATCCATTGGCAATCACGACGCTGCCTGCGGTGTTTTTTATATCATCAACTCTTAGTACTGACGGCATTTATTGTCCTTTTTAGTATTTAACTTGTTTACGCTGTGGCAATTATACTTAACTGTGGCATACTAAATTGATTTACTGTAGCCCCGTCCCAGTAGTACGTGCCGTTTAAATTAGCATCGTTGCTGGCTCCGTACTGTCTAAACTGCATATACAATGTTTTAGGTGTAGTCCATGTTGCTTGTCTGCCGGTATTTGCATTGGCAGTGCCACCAATATCAATGGTCCATTCAAACGAGTTTCGATCTTCTATTAGTCTACCAGATCTATTGTGCCTGGCATAAACTACTTCCTCGCCATCTATAAAAAATTTATAGTGATTGATAGCATGGTCCGAATCCCAATAACTAGCAAAATGATATCTATAGGTCACTGCGTTTGTTCCTAGTGGAGGCACATAATCAATCACTGACCCTCTTATTGTGGTGTAAGTGGTGGTAGAAATCTGCGCTGCAGATACTTGTTGAAATTGGTAAGTGCCTGACGCAACACGAACAATAGATCCGTCACACATTCCAGTTAAGTATTCTATAATTCTTCCTGGCTGTCTTGGATACCCGTTAACTAATATCTCCTGCCCGGCGCTATTTTGTATTAAATCAACTTTGGCAGACATTATGTAGCAACCTCCGTTATGTTCCACCCATATTCCATGTATTGATCCACTAGATAATTGGTAGCAGTTGATGACCAGTTTCTGTAGCGCAATTGATATACAACATTTGCTGTGGTGCTGGGTCTGTCAAGAAATGTAATTTTTTGCGGAGCCCATGTATTGCTATTATAACTCCAGCCGTAATTATATCTAGTTCCAGTAATTGGAGTTAATGCCACAAAGCTAGATCCTCCGTCTGTGCTTCGATATAATACCGTCACTAAAGCATTGGCTGCACCATACATCATTTGCGACCACCATTCTACTAGAATTTTACTAGACGCATTTGTTGGATTCATCCAAACTTTTAATCCCAATGTAGTTTCTGCGGTTGAGGTCACTGTCAATGCTGCGGTTGTAGAAGCATTGCTAGATACGGTTTGTACTATTTCTCCTACTCTAGGTGGAGAGAAAAAAGTATTAGCTGATGTTCCAATAATTTTATTTCCTGTTGGTATTGTAATAGTACCAACATTGCCCAACGAGGCCAAGCTATCTGTTCTTACAATACCTGGCATTATGCATAAATCTCCGTCAAGTTCCAACCGTATTCCATATATTGATGCATAAAATAATTTGTTGCTGTTCCAGAGGCATTTCTATAATTTACTCTATAAGTCACAGTTGAAGTAGTATTTGGTGTGTCGTGATAGGTATGCACAGCAGACTGCCATTGAGATTGTACATATGCCCAACCGTATGCATATCTTGCTGCTGCGTTAGTGAATGGTGTTAATACATTATACCCTGCGTTACCAATGTCTCTGTACAACAAAAGAATCATAGGGCTACCTGCACCGTATTGCATAGTACACCAAAGTTCAACTTTTATTTTACTAGTGGCATATCGAGGAGTAATGCTGCATGTCAGTGGAGCAGAAATTTCAGGTGTGTTAGCAATGCTCAAATGCGATGTTGGCATAGCATTGGCTGTGACCAATTGAACAATACCGCCCGCTCTAGGTGGTCCATCGAATGTGCCTGGGTCGGTTCCTACCAATCTATTGCCAGCTGGTATAACAATATTTCCTGTTCCGGTACTGTACGTAATTTGATCTACTTTTAATGTCATTGTGCAATCTCCCATGCCATACCGTAGCTGACTCCGTTTTCATAACTGGTAGTACCTGTACTGCCTGCTGTTCTATTTAAGAACCAAGTATAACTTGTTCCGGCAGTATTTTTTACGCCAGGAGCATAAGTTAATATATCTGTGGTTTTTGGAAAATCAAAATATCTCATAGTAGATGTAAATGGTGTTGAATTATAATCTGTTTCGTATGGCAACGGCATTGCATACCCTGACCAAAATTGTTTATCGGCTTGGTTGTTGTATCCAGCATAAGGTCCGTCAGGCACAGCACCATTTTTAAAAATGGTCATCACATAGTCGTGTGTGCTAGCACCTTCACCAAACATTTGAAAACTGCACATTATCATACTGGTAAGCATTTTTGGTTTAATAGCAATTCTCATGTCTACAAATTCCACCCCGTTATGACTGGTTCCTGTAGTGTACGTGGTCAACATATCATATCTTTTTACCACACACTGAACAACTGACCCAGGACTAATAATCGAATGTCCAGCCGACATTACTATTGTGTTTCCTGTTAATGCTTTTATATTACCAACAGTTAAAACTGTCATTGTGCAATTTCCCAGGCAATGCTTACACTTACACCGTTTTCTTGATTTGTTGTACCAGTACTAGAAACGGTTCTGTTTAGGTACCAGACATAGCTGGTAGCCGAGCTTACTTTAATACCAGGAGCATAGGTTAATGCGCTGGTCACTCCTGGAAAATCATAGTACATAAAATTTTGCGTAAATGGAGTACTACTGTAATCACCTTCATAAGGTAACGCCATGGCAATGCCGGACCAGTGCTGATCGCCAGCAGCAGTATTGTATCCTGCATACGTACCAGCAGGAACTGATCCATTTTTAAATACTCTGAATATATAGTTGTGATCGCTTGCGCCCTCGCCATGCACTTGAAACTGACATATGATCAAACTGTTGGCTCGCTTTGGAGTTATACTAACTCTGAGATCTGTCATCTCTACACCGTTCAACCCTGTGCCTGTGGTGTATGTTGTGGCAGTATCGTATCGTCGTACCTGGCACTGTATTACCGATCCTGGGTTTATTAAACTGTGGCCATTAGTGACTAAAATTTGATTATTATTTGATACTGTGCCGGATAATCTACTGACAGTTAAATTACTCATTTACACAATACTCCATTCGCCGCCGTCGTTGATCACTACCTCTACTCCGTCTGCGATTGTCATTGGCCCAATACTCATTGCATTCTCAGTAGCGCCAATGGTCACATTAGCTGATATAGTTCTTGTGTTATAATAAAACTGTCCAGTATTGTTTACTCTTGCTGCTGTAAGATTATTAGTTGTGCTAATATTTCCAGTGGTACTAATAAGTCCAGAAGCGTTAATATTTCCAGCTACACCAATTCCGCCTGCAACTACTAATGCACCTGTAGTAGTGGATGTTGAAGGAATTGGTGATGCGGCAACTATGTTTCCGGCTGCTATCACTTCTCCGGCAATACCAACACCTCCGCGAACTACTAATGCTCCGGTGTCCGACGATGTAGAAGAAGTGGTTGCACCAATAACAGTATTACCGCGAACTGTGGTTGATAACGCTACACTGCCGTCTCTAGCAATTAAATGCAGCATTGGTACTGCATTATCAAACACCGATCTGGCAGTTGAATCAATTACCACACCGTTTCCGGAACTGCCCACCGATGCCGACACGTACATTGTACCAGTAGTGCCGGCACCGTTGTTATTAACATACATCCGATAGCCATTGCCATTGGTTGTACCGGCAAAAATGTTTCCGCTGGTAGTTATTCCCCCGTTTGTTGTTAACGAGTCACTACCAGAATTAGTTAATACTAATTTGTCAAAAGTCAGTGTAGCTGATGCATTAGATGTTCTTACCCAAGCATCCTTTGTAGAGTTATAGGTATAAACTACATTGTTTACAATAGCCTGTTGACCGTTTGTTGGATTAGTTGGAAAGGACATTAAAATCTCCCTACTACAACTTCAATTGTTTTCAATTCATTGTCCTTTATATCTTCAAGACTCTTGCCTATTACACACCCCGGAGCATACTTTAAAATATTCAATCGTTCAGCCGCGCCTGATGTAGTACTTGATACCAACAGATCACCTTTGTTCACTGGCCCAATAACCTGGCACGGAACTCTGCCTGTTAATGCCACTGGCAACCCATTGGCGCTTGAATTCATTATGTATGCTGGATTAGTAGATATTACTCCAGCGACTCTTGAATCGTGATCTACAGTAGACACAGTGATTTCTTTTGTACCTCCAAAAATTACTACTGTGCCAGGAGCATACTCAAAGTCTGCATCGTATTTTTCGGCCAAGTCAGCATATTGTGCTGATGTTGATTTAGCAAAAATTGTATTAAACGCAGTTGTTGAAGAACCAATATTACCAACACCATTACTACCCCCATTAGCAATAGCTATTGGTTGTCCGTCGGAGTTGACTGATAGTAATCTTGTAGTAGTCAGTGTATTTGCTGTTAGACCTCTTGTGATCGCTGCATTACTGTTAATAATAAGGTTCCCGGCTGTTAGAGTCTGATTCACTATTATTGTGTTTGCTACTAACACGTTGGCCACGTTTGCCGCGGCTGAACCTGTGTCTACCCAGATACTGCTGGTCCCATCTGATATTCTAGAAAACAAAATGTCAGTGTCAGTATCATACCAATAATCACCTAGTCTAGGCGAACTGGGTGCAGTATTTGCGGCAGTAAATTGTATACCAGTGAAAGGTTCGTTGTTTGCTGACCAGAATACACCCGAGCCTGTATACAGACCGCCTACTGTAGTATTCCCAGCAATATTGGCCGAAGTGGGATTAAATTCTGTATTAGGTCCAAAACTTACAGTATGATTCCCGCTAGTGAACGACCAAACACCACTGGTATTGACGCTCATTGATTCTGGTCCAAGATAAACAGTGTTTCCACTTAACCAAAGATCCTTCCATCTTAGATTACTTGAACCTAGACTGTAGGTAACATTCGCATCTGGAATTAAATTTCCTTGTACTCTCAAGTTGCCACTATTGGCCACAATATTACTATCAAGTGATAACCAACCCAGTCTCAGTGAATCATACACTATATCAGAATCTGACCAGTTTATTGTAGCCCCAGGCTCGGAATCTACATTGCTAAATAATTTCCATTGACTTGTAGCATAATCTCTAACTAGTCCAGTGTGTTGATATACATTGGCGCTTCCGCCTACAAACTGACTAAAGAATCCTATATCATATACATACGGATAAGTTACGTTAGCTGTAAGATAAAGTAAAGGATCTTGAACATTTATAGTATGTGATGCAATCGAAAGCAAATTTGATGCAAAAATATTTCCTGTGACAAATAAATTACCTGCTATGCCTGCACCGCCTTTGACAACCAACGCCCCTGTTGTTGAAGATATTGATTCTGTAAGCGAATTAATAACAACATTACTAGTTGTTGAATTACCTAGTATAACGTTTCCAGTAGCGATAACATTCCCGGTTTCAACATAATAGTTAAAATCGCTAGCACCAGAGAAGGTACCGTTGCTGTTATACTGAATGTTTCTATTGGCACCTGCTACTCCTCCGGCAGCGCCTGCAGCATCAACAAAGGTTAAATCAGTTGTGCCAAGAATGATAGGATTACCTGTGGTTAGTCGCCAGGCCTTGCCTACGTAAGTTCCTTCTTCAATTGTGGTTGTAAGACCTGGAGTAACTCTATCGTTAGTGTTTGCATCATAGCTACGTATCCAGGTCCCGTTACTTCCTGTGCCTACTGTTTGTACTACGTAAATACCATTTTGACTTGCTGTGCTTTGCCCTGCTACCAAAATACGGTCACCGGCTACCAAAGTTATGCTGTCGTAAGTGCCGGGTGCGCCGCCGCTCAGGGTAATATTAGTAGTGGTAACAACCCTACAACTTGCTTTGTAATCAGTATCTACAATGTTGCTGTATCTTGGTCTAGTTAATGCCATCGTTTTATCCGTTATGCAATATTTAGCCGTAAATAAAGGGCCTTGCGGCCCTTGTATTTTTTAGTTTGCGCTTGTTT